TGCTACAAACTGTAAATCACTAGGAATAATAAGCTTTCTAGCTTTTGCTGCAATTTTTAGACCTCTTTCATCAGTCCATTTGCCGATTTGAATGATTGCATCTTCTAAAGATGTTTCATTTAAGTCAGCACCTGTTGATGGTCTATTACTATTAGTACCGCCACTTACAAGTGGGTGAGCTGTGCTAAATAAAGCGACACCATCACCAGAAGAAAAAGTAGTTGAGAATCCATTATTTAATGGATAAGCTGCTTTTACTTGTTTTGTATAAGACATAGCTCTTGCTAATGCTTTAGTATATCTAGCAGATACAGAAACATAGAGGTTATCCTCCATAGCTTCTTCTGTAATGCTGAATCCTAAACCAATAGTTTCATG